CTATTAACATATCGTAATAATCATTATTATTGTTTAAAACATATTCTAAAGTTGGATATTTCATTTTTACATTTAATTTAGATCCAATATTAAAAGTTGTCTTATGATTATCATTATATTTTGGTTTGATTTCATCTAAATTTATAGATAAATTTATTTTTTCCTTAGTCACTGGACATATCAAAGTTGTTTCTAGTATTTCTCCTATAGATTTTGATCTTAATGCTATAAAAAAATATTCAATATCAAATACCGGTAATTTTTTTGAAGGTTGATCTAGTTCGAAACAAGATTGTATTACATCAGATAGAGTTAACAAAAAATCTTCAGTAGATCCAGTTTGATTTGCTATTATTAGATTTTTTTCTTCTTTTACCGTAAATGGTCTGAATGATATTTTCTTTTTAGTAGAAGGTTGTTCTATAAAATATCTGGGTAGAGAACTTTTTATTAAATTAATCAATTTATCCATAATCACCTCAATAGTATAAGTATTTATTGTATTGGAACGAAACAGTATATGATGGATATCCAGTTCCATCAGAAGCAAGTGTAGTTGGACTTATTTGCGCTGGAAAGGCTTCTTCTAATCTAAATGAACTGTTTATAGAATAATTATTGTCTGATGCTAAACATTCTATTAAAACATCACCAGTTCCATTTTTATAATTAACGTAATCAGTATATTTTCCTTTACTTGTAGCATCTTTAGTATTTCCAGCACCCAATACTTCAGACCAAGATTGTTCACTAAATGCGTTTTCGCCAACACCCAATGCTCCAGCAAAACTAAAATTTTGAAATAATTGATTATCAGTTGCTTCGTCGGGTGGACTTGTTAAATTTGTATTTGGTATTCTATTTGAAAAATTATCATTAAAAACTATAGAATTCATCCAGTTTTCTAAGAATGATCTTTCACTCCAATCCTGATAAATCATAAAAGTCATATTACATTGAGTATAACCTCTCCTATGGGGAACCCTTCTAATTGGTCCCCATAAGTCATGCTCATAGAATGAAAAGTTTCTACCAGGAATTATAACTCCCATAGGATAACATGTTATAGAATTACCTTTGTTATTCACTAAAGTAACTTTATACTTGCTAGCTATTTGCGGACCACGTTTTTTGAGGACCGCTTCTCTGAATTCTAGTATTGTGTCACTTATTGGCATTGAATAACTCTTTTTCTGTTAAAATTACAAATTTCCAAGAATGTTTTTCACAGAATTGTTTTGCTGCTTCCCACTTACTATTATTTATTTGAAAATTAATATTTTCATTAATTATTGACTTTTTACTTTTTCTTTTTGTTTGTTTTGGTTGTTGAGTTTGTTTGAATGGTTTTATTTCAACTATTAATGTCTCTATTTCTCCATTTTTACTTTTCTTTTCAACAATAAAATCTGGTAAGTAGGTGTGAATTTGATTATCGATGGGAGATACGTATGGAATTTTCAATGTTTCAAATGACCACCGCAATATGCTGGCATTTTCGTCTAAAAATTTACAAAATTTACGTTCCCATAGAGATCTACATATTATTTTATTAAAATCACCTATATATTTTGAGGTGTTCTTAGGAATAAACTTAGTCTTATACGGCATCTAAATATTTAGGGGATATTAAATGGCATTTTCCGGAAATATAGGAGCAGTAGCAGAGGGTAAAAAGGTATTTGTCTTTCCAAATGAAACTAATTTGGTCAGCAATATACCCATGTGGATGAAATTTTTCTGCTATGAGTATAATGCCAGTGCCGCAGGAAGAGCTTCCGCATACAATAGATCTCAAAATTCTTTAAATGTACCAGGAATGACAAATTTAAAAGCTTTAATTTGTGTTCCTGCTCCGGCAAATTTTGTTTCTACAACTCAACATACTTATAAACCAGAAGAAAAGATTTATGAAGAAGATATTGTTAGTATGGGTATTTCAAAAGGTAAAGGATATGCTGGAGCAATAGATGCTGCCGTGAGTGGAAATGCTATTTATAGTGCTATAAAAACTGTTGGAGAATGGATGGCAGGTAGAGTTGACGAAGGATTAAAACTTGCTGGATATAAACAATTAATAGAAAGTGATTTTACAGATCAGGTGTATAAACCTGGTGGTCAGGTTAGATCATATGAAATATCAATCTATATGCCATGTCTGACAATTGAAGATTCTAGAAAAGCAGGAGAAATTATTAGAGCATTCGAAGCACTTTCTCTTCCAACTGCTCTGTCATTGCTAGATGCCAAGAGCACTTTTTTTTATCATCCCCCATTGTGGGTCTTTGGAGTTGGTCCAATAGATGCTTACAAATTTGACCCAGATTGGAGTGGTTATCCACAAATATCAGTTCTGAAAACAGTAAAATCTAAAAAAATAGCATTAGATGTAAATTCATTGTCTGCTTTGAGTGACGGTAACGGTATATTTAAACCCATAGCATATACTCTTAGTTTATTATTTCAAGAACTAGAACCAGCGGTTAGAGTTACTGGGGCAGGAACCGAATTGTCAACTTTAATTACAAACCGCTCTGGGGTGATAACTTCTGGTGGTATAAGAAATCCTTTCGCATCTTCTGGAACATAATAAATGTTATTTGATAATTACGAAACATTCATATACGATTTTGATGGCAGAAAAGTAACATTAACTGACATATTTAACAATATCTCATTTGCAAACGTAGAAAATAATAATGCTTTTTATGATTATTATATTCAGGAAGGCGAAACACCGGAAGCAGTTTCAGCAAGATTTTATGGAACAACTTCATATTCATGGATAATATTATTAGCAAATAATATAATTGATCGTAAAAATGACTGGTTTGAATCTCAAACTGAATTTGTAAGAAAAAGAGATTTAAACTTTGGTGGAACTGCTTATTATATAGCAGCATTGCCAGATTTACAGGAGGGTGATGTAATGGTAAAGGTTACATCAACTTCTGATAATTTTGCTACCGTTGTAGATGAAACTACATACACTCATATATCCTCATTCGATCCAATATTAAGAAAAATTAAAGGTATATGTGGAAATGCTAATTTTACTTCAGGAGATAACGTTATCTTTGGAAGATTACAATCCAATGGATCTGTAACTCCAATTCAATTTGATGATAAACAAGAAATTCCAGAATTAACAGATTACACGGATTTAATTCATATAGAACCATATATCAATAGTGTTGATTATTTTTACACATCAAATAATATAGTTATTGATCCATACAAATATGGAATTACTGGTTATACCGTTACTACAGATGTCACATATACACAAGAGGGAGAAACGGGAAATAATTTTGCTATAACTAACATATATTCATATGGAACAGGTGGTGGTCAACCACCAGCAGGATTAATAAAGAAAACAGTATTTGAAGATTATAATGCTAAATATTTGGATAGACAAAAAATTAAAATTTTAAGAGTAGAATATTTACCTTCTGTACTTAGTCTAATTAAAAATTCACTCGAATCTAATGAAATAGGAAAAGTCTTTAAGATAATAATATAATGAGCAGCGAATTTAAAACATTAAATAAAATAATAAATGCTAGTTTATCAGTTCCAGAATCTGGTTCTGATATTGATAATATTAATCAATTCAACACTCCATTTGAAACTGGATTAGAATCTGTCATTTTGAGCAAATTAGATTCTAATGGAGAAAAAATAACTTTTAACTTAATTCCTTGGACTCCAATAGTTTCTGCCAATTCTCCTCTTCGAACACTAACAATCAAAGAGTCTTTATATGATGGTTGTATGTTTGGAACTATGATTGTTTTAGATGTGAGAAATTGGGTTGATGAATTTCAATTTAATGGAAACGAAAAAGTAGAAATTAAAATTAAATTAGGTAAAAGTATATTACCAACAACATATAATTTTCACATATATGATGCTAGATTAGTATCAAACGACAGCACAAAAAGTCAAATATCTACAATTAATGAAAGAATTTCTGTTTGGAAACTAGAATTAATAAGTTCTGAACTATTTCTTCCAGATTATAATCAAACAATTTTACAAGAAGAACAAGACTTTATTGGAAAACTTTCTACAGATACTGATTCTGAAGAAAAAGGTCTAGTTAATTTAATATTTGAGAAATTTAATTTACCAGTAAATAAAATTGATGAATCCAGGACTGGAATTTGGTTAAAGCATGATCACGTTTCATATCCTTGGATGAAGAGAAAGGGTCAAGTAAAACTTTCTCAATTATTTAAATATTTAACAAATTACGCATGGGATGGTACTTTTTCAAAATATTCTTCTGATTATTTTTGGTGGGAAGATAGAAACGGGTGGAACTTTAGATCTATTAGTAAAATGTTAAGAAATGGTTTTACTGATAAACCTAAAGATCCTGTTGATGGATTTTTAGTAACACTTGATGAAACAAATCCAAAGCAGATATTTGAAATTAAAGTTTTTAGAGAATATAATATTCAAAATTTATTAAATAGTGGTTCATTATTTTCTTTTTATAGAAGATTTGATCCCAACTACGATAATCCATATATTGATTTTACAGATTCTTTAGAGTCTATGAAATCAAAGGATATTACTTACAACTATAGTGAAAGATACAATGATATTGTTCAAATTGATGATTATAAATTAGTGCCAGATACATTTGATACTAATCCCATTCTTCCTAATGGAAAACCAAAACAATCTGCTAGAGTTGATGATGAAATATATGGATATTATAATAAGAATTTTTTAAATACACCAACTCCACAAGAATGGGAAGTTTATGGAAAGACAGCGAGTGTTCCTTGGTCAAAACAATCATGGCAACCACAATTTGATCTGACAGATCTTGAATTTTCTACATTTGAAAGAATAGAAAAACAAATTAGAAAACCTTTAAAAAGTAAAAGACAAGAATATGCCAGAAAAAAGAACATCAAACGAAAATGGGAAACATATAGATGTACAGTTTGCTGTCACGAAAATGGAGCATTAGGATCAACTGCTGATATCGCATTGTTTAATAATCCAGGTCCAGTTGGTGGGTTTACATATAACGCACTATTTGGTCCAACTGGAATTTTTTCAGAATATAAAGAAGACTATAAAATAGTTGCCGCTGGTTCATTTACTGATCTTTTAAATTATGATTCCGGAAATACTTTAAATCAGTATGGTTTAACATATTCGTATGATTTAACTAAAGAACCATATAATCAAAGTATTGGTTCGTTTTTCAACATTAAAGGACCAACTGCCCCTGTTGCATATTCTAAATTTGTTTTAGAACGAGCAACAAAAATATACGATGTTGTTTTAACAAAAATAGATGAAAGAATATCTGCATTAGATTTGTTTATAAACACAACATGTGGTATATACAAACAAACAGCAGATACTATTTTCAATAGTGTATTATTAAATAAAACCTCCAACCACACAAGACCTATAGATTTAACTCAAGGGTTTAGATATGTGGGAGATGCAATTGTTGGAGAAACAATTGCAGATTGGCCAATCAATCAATGTGAATTTGGTATGCTTCCTGCATCAACAATACCTGTAAACAAAGGTGTTGCTCAAGTTGTATTTGGAACTCCAACAGAACAATTTACAACAAGAAGCGAAACTATAACTTTCCGTGGTATGTATAGTGGTTGTGATCAATATATTGAACTACCGCCTTATTGTCTCAGCATTGAATCTGGTCAAGATTGTTTTTCACAATTGTGTTGTCAGGTTTACAGAAATAATAGACAATTTTGTGGTTATGATTACCCAGAATGTTGTGGAAATGGTGGTGGAGATGGTGGAGATGGTGGGGGTGGTGAAAGTGGCGACGATATCGTTACTTGTTGTTTAAATAGTTGGTGTGCTCAAACAACGCGATCATATTGCGATTCACTTGGTCGTCAAAGTGTAACCACTTGTAGTGAATGTGATTTTGATACAGGTGGTGGTGGGGGTGAGGGTGGTGGATCACAAGGTCCACCAGGTCCACCAGGTCCACCAGGTCCACCAGGTCCAAGGGGTCCGACTGGCCCAACAGGACCAACTGGACCTTCTGCATTGCCCACAATAGAAGATGTCAGATATATTTCTCCAAGTGCATTTTCTTCTTGTTCAAATGATCCAATTATTAGAGGTTTCATAAAATATACGACAGAATCAGCAGTTGCATCATATTCTCCAATATATCTTTATGCTGCTCCTTATTTGTGGGATCAAAATATCAAAGATTGGTCATTCTTTGATTATGGCAGTGAATCTGGTTTAATACCAGCGATCACAAATCAAATGATTGCACAAAAAACTAGAGATTGTTTGGCAAATAATGGTTGTTACAATACAACTTGTTTAAGTTCAGTTGCATTGGAAGTTTTGCGAAGAACATGCGTTGCAGAAAAACAAGTACTATTAGTAGAAAAAGAATTATACACACAGTTAAAGGAAAGAATTGTTCAAGATTTTAATTTGAAATGGAATCTTGCATACACTGAGTGGTATTCTAGAAATGCTTTCTTCTATTCGAAGAAACCTGGACAATCTGTATTCAGACAAGAAAACAGAGACACTATAAACTCTCCTCTATCTTTACAGAATATTAAAAAGATAACAAGAAAAGAAATAAGAGGAAGTAGATACGAATTATTAGCAAATAAAATAGGTGTAACTGGAAATTTAACAGGTCAATGGATATACAATATCTTTTTTGCAAACGATCAAGGAAGCACCAAACATCCATATTATGATCAGAAGTATAATGAAAATGGATTTATAAGTTCTAGAGAACCACACTCTTGGTTTAGTTTTACAGATGCTGATGGTTCAGATGATCCTTCATTCTTTGTAGATGAAACATCATTTACATCTACAGGACCATCATTCCGTGGTTCAGAATATGTAGAAACTGGATCTCTTCATATTAATGTAAATGTAGCAAATGATATTTCTAGTATTCAAAAATTTAATGTAGAATCTTATGGATTTGCACAATCAGATTTAGATGGGTTTGATACCGTTGCTGACTTCAAAAATACCTTCAATTTTTATCAAACAACTAATAAAAAACCACCAAATATTAAAAAGGAAGAAATATCATCTTACGTTAGAATTGAATTCAAGAATCCAATAGGTTTGGATAGAATTGAAGATTTTCCAAATGGATTTATTAGAGAAGCAGGGTCTGAATATTTCTTACCATATCTTGTAAATCTAACACCAGGTCCATTTGGACGACAAGGTGTAAAATACAATGTTGCTGTGATAGGAATGGACCCTTATGGTTTTGATGTTGCCGTCAAGAAGATAAAAGATGATATTCCAACTAATAGAAAATTACAAGGAATAGACAAAGGCAATTATTACAAGTGGTGGAATCACGATACGGGATCTGTTCTTTCAAAAACTGAATATTTAGCAACAGACTATAATGGAATGGATCTCTGGCCTGAGGTTGGTTTTGAAACAGAATTTCCATATTATGCATATGATCCGATGCAAGAAGATATGCATAGCGGAGGTTACGATTTAGATTTCCACAATGGTGGTGGTTATTATTTCGAAAATGATTCACAAGATTGGATGGAATCATTATATCACTACGGAATGAGTTCTGGAAAACAATATGATCCACTATACAGAACATCTGTCATGGGATCATATATCCTACCAAACAGTTATAGAAAATTAAAACCACATAGATCGTGGTGGTCACTATTTGTTCCTCGCAATCTCTTCGTACCTGTAAGATTTGCAAATATGTTTAAATCTCCGAACACAAAGGCAAGAGACATGTTTGGAGGAAAAGCAATATTTACAATATCACCAAATTACTGGAGAAATTGGTATGGTAGTGAATTCAAGAGTTGGTTATCATTAACACCTCTTGCTAAGAATTTATTTGAAGACACAGAAACATCAGTATCATTTTATATCGATTCAGACAATTCGACTACAATAAATCCTACAAAGAATTCATTGAATCAATATTTCAACGATTCGTTAATGAATTATCTTGCTGGAAACTATATTTTGTATAGACCTTCTGTTGTATCTACAGAGAATTTATGGAAGTATGACCTGAGTGGAGAAACAGATTATGGATTAATTACACCACCAGTTGATACTGAATATGATTTCTTTGATCGTAATTTTTCTCTACAGTTTACAGTCGTTTCGAGATCAAAGAATATAACATGTGAAAGTATTGGTCTTAAGTGTGCCAATCCAAATGCTTTAGTTAGTGGATCCATTCCGTCAGGATATGGATGCACTGCTGAACCATACTGTAACTGCCCAGCACAGTATCTAATTCCATCAGAACCAGAACCGACTTATCTTGAACTTTATAAGTTATATAATGATCTAAATGAATGTAAACTAATAGAGGAAGTGTTAGGAAAAGACTATTTGGGTTGTAATTTTATAGATCCGACTTCTCCATGTAGTTGTAATTGTCCAGAACAAGGATCTAAATTCAAAGATTATTTAGCATATGACCGTACATATGCTACTTTCTGGGAAACACCATTAGATCTTCCTCTTCGAAGATTAGCACAGACAAATCAAATAAATGCTCAACAAATTAAAATTACAATTCCACCAAATGAAAATGTCAAAATTGGTGATATTGTAGAAGTAATAAACGCAAATGATGTTTCAGAAGAAACAGCAAATGAATACAAGAAAATTTCAGGTCGTTGGTTGGTTGCTGAAATTATACAAATGATTTACGGAGTAAAGAGTTCATTCTTTATATTAACTTTAACTAGAAACGGTTTACATTATGATCCAAATAAATCGCAAACGCCTATAGGAGTATTGGGTGGTCAATAATTTAAAAATAATTTATTTTAGGACATAAATAATATAAATGATTATAAAGAAACAACAATATAGTGATATACCTTTCTTTATAAGTAAAAATTCCTTTACTGGGGATTTAAATCTAGTAAAGGATGTCTCTGCCATTCGTCAATCTGTACAAAATATAATTCTGACGAATCAAGGAGAACGACCGTTTGATTATTATTTTGGACCAAGTTTATTTCAAAATATTTTTGAAAATTTAACAGTAGAATTAATTTTAGATGTACAAACTAAAATAGTTACAAATCTTAAAAAATATGAAAATCGAGTAGATGTAATTGATGTTGTTGTTACTGAATCAGAAACGGATGATTATACTTTAAATATAAAAATATATTATTTTATTCCAGATCTAGGAATAAATGACAATATTGAAATAGGAATCTCAAGGAACAGATAATGGCAACCAATTTGAATCCAACAAAACTTGGAAGTTTAGAATTTACTCAAATTAAAAATAGTTTAACAAACTATTTGAGATCACAATCAGTTTTTAGTGGTTATAACTTTGAAGGAAGTGCTTTACAAACAATCATAGATTTAATGGCATATAATACATTTTATTATGCTTACTATGCTAATTTAATAAACGCAGAAGCATTTCTAGATAGCGCACAAAGAGAAGAATCATTAATATCTTTATGTAAACCTTTGGGTTTTACAGTACCCTCATCTACTTCCGCAAAAGCAAGAGTGAAGGTTGCGGGAATATCTAACCCATCATCAATACCTGCTGGGACTAAATTCTTTACTGCCAATGCTGATGGAATTCAATATTCATTTTATAATTTAAATGAAGTTGCGATTGACGCAGACGGTAACACTGATGAATTTGATATTTACGAAGCAACAAATTTTATAGAAGGTTTTGATGCCTTTCCTACTTTTGATTTTGATTCTCAAAAAATAGTAATAGTTTCTGATAATTTTGATTTAAATACATTAAAAGTAACAATAACCGAAGACGGTTCTGATTACATTTGGACAAAAATTAATAATGTTGGATATGTATCTCAAACCGATGAAAGAATATATTTTGTCGAACGAACAAGCAATGGATTTATCATAGCATTTGGTTCTAATAATTCATTGGGAAAATCTATAACAGAAGAAAATGTTAGCAAGATCATAATTCGTTATCTAACAACATCGGGAGCGGATGCGAATGGTCTTCTTTCGTTTACGATGCCTGGTTTTCAGGGAAACTATAGCGTATTAACAATTAGTCAATCTTCTGGTGGAAAGTCAAAACCAGATTTAAATACAATTAGATTTTTAGCACCAAAATGGTTTGCTTCACAAGAAAGAGCAGTCACAGTAAACGATTACAAGGCATTGTTGATAGAAGCAGGATTTTTTGAAAATGAAAATGAATTTAATGTTTTTGGTGGACAAGATTTAACTCCACCGAAGTATGGTCGAGTGTTCATAACTTCAAATGTTTCCCCAAATGCTACAAGCATAAGTGAATTTTTAAATTATCTTAAAGATAAAAGTGTAATTACAGTTTATCCAGAATATGTTGTTTCAAATTCGTTGAATGTTTATGCTGATTTTTTCTTTAGATTAAATGTTGGATCTGGATTAAATCGTTCTGTAGTTTTATCTGGAGTTAAAAGTAAATTTGCTCAAAATTATGCCAAATATAATCAATATAATGTTTCATTTAGTGCTACTGACTTTATTGAATATATTCAAGGCGAATATAATAATCAGTTAGATATATCAACAGATAATTTTACTCTTTATATGCGTCAGCAAATCACTTCAGGAAAAGATTATGCCTTTAATTTAGATACTGAATTAAGTCTTCCGCTATACACTTATGTGGATATAACTGAACCATTTGATTGTTCGGTAAGTGGATTTCCTTCAGGAACAAAAGGTGTACTGAAAATGTTTGCTACCACCGTTCTAGGAAAAAATAGTAAAATTAATTTACAACTTTGGTCTAGAAATGAAACAACCGGATCTGAAACACAAGTAACTGGAGACTTTGGTTATTTTATAGCAAACAAAGGCGTAATTTATATTAAAAATGGAATCATAGAAAATACAGCTATTGTTGATGTAAAATTTGATAAGAAGACATTTAAAATTGGTTTAAATAATTTAACTACATTTACAGGAAATAATATAAATCTACTCTAATGCTTTCAACAACACTCAACAGTCAACAACCAACAGTAAGGTTTAGATTATCTAAACTTTCTGATGCTATTTTAGATTTACAAAATATT